GGGGCTGTCAAATTGACGCGGCTCTTTTTTTTTATCGTTATCTAACCCCTCAGGGCTATTGCTTAGTTCTCGTGCTTTCTTTCCCATGTTTTACCCTCCTTTCCCTTTTTATCCTTTCAGCATATTCAAAAAGCGCTCTTGCTCTTCTATTCCGTCGAAGATACCGCTAGTCTCCAATGTTACCGTTTTCGTCCCTGGTTTCTTTATGCCTCTTGCGGTTACGCATGAGTGTTCTGCTTCTACCCTTACAATGACATTGTTTCCGACGATTTTTCCCATAACATCCAATATGTCTCTTCCGAGCTTTTCTTGTAGTTGTAACCGCTTTGCACACATTTCAGCGATTCTCGCTACTTTTGATAATCCGATAACTCTTCCGCTCGGTATGTAACCTACGTCTACTCGCATATTATACATTAGTGCGAGGTGGTGTTCACAATAAGAGAATACCGGAATGTCTTTTACAATAACAATGCCTTTGGATGTAGTTGGGAAATTTTTTCCGAACATTTTCGCTATATCATCATTGCTATAGCGTTCGCCTTCCCATACTTCGTTTAGCATCTTAACCACCCTCTTTGGTGTATCTTTTATCCCAGGGTGTTTTGCCGGATCGATTTTCATCGCTTTTAATAATGCAAAAATGGCATCTTCTGCCGCTTTATTGTCCATTTCCATATTTATTACACGCCTCTTTTCATTGGATCCCATATAAACTTGTGAAGTTGTAACTGAATACGCCAGTTTTGTAAATTGTGCTTCTTCATATACGTTACAATGTCTCTCGGCTCGATTTTACCGAACACTGGGCTTATATATACCTGTGCTTTTGGGTCATACGTGCTATACACGTTATGGGCTTGATCGAGATCGTCCTGACTTCCTACTACGAATTTCAGTACATCCTGTTTCCTCAGTGCCCAAAAATTTTCCTCTAACATATGCTTGCTCATGCCGGAGCACCCACATTTGTAATCAATCGTAAACCATGCATTTTTATGTCGCATGTATGGAATAATTAAAATGCTGCCGTTTGTCTCAATGTTGACATCATGTTCCGTAAGCCCATCCAGTAGTTCATGCACATCTTGATACAACGGTTCGCCGCCTGTTAATGTAACATTCTTGTAAGATACCTTTTTAACAATATCTTCGATTTCCATTTCTTCCCCTTCATGGAAGGTATATATGGAATCGCAGTACGTGCATCGAAGGTTACATCCAGTAAGACGAATAAAGGACGTAAGCTCTCCAGCTCTACGCCCTTCTCCATCAATGCTGTCAAAAATTTCGTTAACTTTAAGTTTCTTCATAGATAGCCACGTTCCCTTCGCTTTCCTGTACCTGCACCTTTACGCAGTACGGAACGTTGTCATGAATCCATTTGGCAATGTTTTCCGCAGTTGGGTTCATGTTTGGCAGAACCTCATTTACATACTGATGATCTAACTTGTCCTTTACTGCTTCACTAATGTGCTTGAAGTCTACGACCATGCCATTTTCATTGAGCGTTTCTGCTTTGCAGGTTACGTAGATAATCCAGTTATGCCCATGAAGGTTACTGCACTTGCTTTTATATGGAAGTGTGAGCTTGTGTGCGCCAGCCACTTCCAGTCTTTTTGTTACTGTATACATTCCCGTTCCTCCTATTCTTGATCACCTACACATAATGCATATTGTTCCTTACAGCTTCTCGCCATCACGCACTCTCTTTTCGTGTTATCGTACGTTTTGGGAGTTGATGGTTGCCATGGAATCATTCCACAAGTAAGTAGAATTTGCTTTTCATAGGAATCTATTAAATCTCGCTTGAATTGTGATATATACTTTGCCTTGCCAAACTGTCTATGAGTGCCATACATTATACCTTGCATCCATGAGTTAGAATCGGAACTTGTACAAAATGTATTTTGTGCAAGTATTTTAAATTCCGTACATCCAAGAAGATGAATATCAATGCCTGGTTTCTTCTTTTTTATGTATGTCGCTAAATTGTGAACATCCTGAACATAGGTCTTTCTTCTGTGTATTCGCAATTCCGGAACGCTGATAGCGATGTAGTCGGAGTATTCTATTAACCGATCTAGCCCATACTGCCCATCTTCTAAATGAAAAACGTGAATCTGCCGATTTTTTAACAACTTATCCATTCGCTCTCTTAGCTTCCAGGTTTTTTCTGCACCAATCAGCTTTTGTGCATCTACTTCTACGCATGTCGCATCAATATTATTTTCTTGGACAAATTGAATTAGGCGATCTTGCCATTCCACCAAATCTTCATAGGTTAATTTTTGGTTTCGTTTTGCGCCAAACATCAAAGTAAACAGTCCACTATCTTGAATAACGTGGTTAAACTGATGAAGTAGCTTAGGGATATCGTAGTTATCGACATACGAATGTTTCTTTTTGTTAATATAAGGAAAGCAGGAATAAAGCATATAGTGTACATCTCCAGTGATTAACGCTACCAGCTCATCTAACTGATTGGTCAATCCAGTGTCCACGAAATGCACCTTCAGATTCTTCCCTAACATAGAGCGCACCGCCTTCCCCATCTTCTAATACTTGGCATGCCTCCGCGCGAAACTTTTGAATAATCTTTTTCGCGATATGCTCACACGCCATCGCGCCAAAATTGCAGAGACCTTCTTCATCACCAAACTCTTTCAGAAGAAAGTTTTTAATATCTCGTTCCCTTTGGATGAACTCGATCTGTCTGTTATCATCAATAACTTCGAATACTGTCCGGATCTTAAACGTATGCCTGTGAAGGTGAGACAGGTATTCGAAGCGACACGGCGCATTTTCCCAACGATGCATGCCCTCGATCTCTATATAACACTGTATATATTTTTTCATTTTTCGCTCCAATCAAATTCATGCTCTTTCAATAAGGAAATCAGTTCGTCTCTCGCCCTTCCGTCGGGACATTTCACAATAACTTTATACCCTGAATCGTCTTCTTTGGTATCTTCTTTCTTTTCTTCTTCAAATTCGTCCTCTTCGAATATCCCATCGAGCATCTGATCCGTATTGGGGAATCCAAAATCAGTCATGTCAAGGTTAATTCCTTGTATTTCATCGAACAATTTAGAAAAATCCCAGGTGGCAAGTTCTGCCGTTTTATTATCTGCAAGTCGAAAAGCCTTGATTTGTTCCTTACTTAAATCACTGGCAACGATGCACGGAACTGTCTCGATTCCTAGTTGCATTGCCGCTTTTAGTCTCGTATGTCCACATACAATCACATCATTTGAATCAATAACGATCGGCACTTTGAACCCAAACTCTCGAATTGAGTTTGCTACAGCTTCCACGGCGTTGTCGTTCTTTCGCGGATTATTTTCATACGCTTTAAGTTCGCCGACCTTCTTCTCTACAATTTCCATAATTCGTCCCTCCAATAAAAAACCTACGACTAAACGCCGTAGGAATTGAATTTGACCTGCCCTGCTTCCGATAACCTAGAAATCATTGGTTTAGCAGCAAAAAACATAAGATAAAAGTATTAGGCACAACATATCGACTTATGCTTTAGTGCAAGGCAGGTGTTAAGTTGTAATGCGGTTTTTGCATGGATGCTAATATATGCTAGAACGCGCTGGGGTTAGGGGTGGATTTGAACCATCATTTGGCGATTTCAGGTCGCCCGTTTTACCATTAAACTACCTAACCATGCAGTGCCTCTAATGTACACTCATCATGAATACATAAGAGGCAAACCTTGAGGGAGTTGTAAACGGTGGATCAGTCCCTCTCAAGTGGAGAAACCTTACACTCATTTACATTGGTGGGCAGCACTAGACTTGAACTAGCGAAGTCTTTTGACTGCAAATTTACGGTTGGCTACTCTATACTCCCTAGTCGCATACATGGTGGGCAGCACTAGATTTGAACTAGTGAAGTCTTTTGACTCAGACTTACGGTCTGTCCTTTAGCCGCTTGGATAGCTGCCCATGGATTGTAAACCATTTTCGCGATACTACGAAAATGGTGGGGACAGCAGGACTTGAACCCACATCGAAGCGGTTATGAGCCGCTTGCTTTACCATTTAAGCTATGTCCCCAAAGACGCATTGTGGGTTTGGAAGGACTTGAACCCTCGACACAAAATCGCTCTAGCCAACTGAGCTACAAACCCATATGCAAGGCAAGCTCGTGGCTCACCTTGCACTTATCATTCGGAGGAAACCGAATCTTCATGCCGAGCAAAACAGGTCGTCGCCCCTCTTTTGCTCATGTAAAGGGTAAAACGGGTAGTTAGCCGATTTCACCCACATATGCGCTCTACGCCCGCACAAGCGCAGAGCTAACTTTCCTTAGCCAAGAAACATTTAAGCGGCGCAGCCTAGTTTTTCCCAATGACGGCTACACTTCATGAGTACGATAACCCGATAGTACGTCCGGCACATGTGAACCCATCAAAAGTTCGCTTTAGAATTAGTTGAGAGCGTGTTCACACTGTTGCTTCCCCTAACGTTGGGAACTTTTAGCATCCACGACTGCTCCAACACTCCGCAGCAGAGTATTTTTCTTTTTATGTTAGACCCGAAGGAAGAAACGCCGTTTTTCTGTGCATGAGCTTAACGATAACTCGCCACTCCGGTAAGTGGAACCCCCTGTTTAGAGCCTTAGAAACAGCACTAGTACCGTCCCATGCATGCAGGGACACGCTTTTTCGTAGGTGTAGCGCGCACCGGACACTTTTAAGGTGCTCCGAACCATCCTTCCATTTTCGTAAGGAAACTTTAGCACGCCACTCTATCGCTGTGGATTGCGCTGTCCTTTATACTGATGACATGTTGTCAGCCGCACGCTACATTTTTGCCATGGCATGTTGTGCGGAGCTGGTGGGAGTCATTTATACTCGCCCCCGGAGAGTGCTGCCTTTTCGGCAACCATTGGCAGGGAGTGATGGAATCGAACCATCGATGCAGGAGTCAAATTCCTGTGCCTTACCTCTTGGCGAACCCCCTATAATTCCATGTAGTTATTGCTACATGGAGTGATACCGCAACGATATTACGCGCTCCCATGCGGTTAGGATACGCCCCTATATTTTAA